ATTTCAACAAACCGCTAGAACTTCGAGCGGAATCGCATACGACGCGGGATATGGAACCCGTAGTGGAAGCCCGATCACGACTGATGGCAACACAATGATTAATGCTTTCATTGTATATTGCTCCCTTCGAGAAATTGGAAGACAGCCAGCAGATGCCTGGAAGAACTTGGGTATTTATGCTGGAGATGATGGTCTGACACCTAACTTACCGTCACTGATGGAGTCTATTGTGAACACAGCAACAATTTTTGGCTTAAGTGTCAAAATTGATCAACATGCTCCTGATTGTGAAGTACCGTTTTTGGGTCGAATAATACCGAAACCCTTAACTAATTACAACACTTATCAGGATCCAAAAAGAACCATCCCCAAGTTACACACCTCAATAAACAAAATGATACCGATTGAACAAGCCGCTTTTAATAAAGCTAGTGGCTATTGGACGACAGATCGCTTGACACCTATAATTGGTGATTGGGCTCGAACTGTCATGTTCCAATCAGGAATCAAACAAACCAAAAATCTAACTAATGAAGAATTGTGGAAATTGAATGCCGATAATGCCTGGCCACAGGATGATCGGCATTTTATCCAAGAAAGTTTTCTTGTTAGAATGGGATGGACTTGTGATGAGATGTGGGAAAAGATTGCTTTAATACAAAATGCCAAAGGATCATTTCCTTTACAAATGCCTATTGTATGTCGAAACGAAGTAAACAACAAGTTAGATGCAATAGTTGGCGGCAATGTGGAAGCAATCTCCGGGAATCGTGTTAAAACAACCGAATTATGTCTGAAACCAATGAAACCCAGATCAAGGAAGCCTATGAAAAGTGGGTCCGCACAGGAAGAGCGGGACTCCACAAAGCTATCGAAGACCAAATTGCGAAGCGACAAACCTGGGTCGATAAAGGGATCAAAATCCCCGTCCTCGAAAGAACATGTCTCAATGAACCATATAAATACATCATCGAGCTCGTGTTCCCAGAACTCGCATCTTGCGAAACCGCCGAAATCTACAACAAGATCGCCGCGCTCATCGCACAAGTCACTGCCGCCAAAGCCGGTGACACAACAACGCAATTCTAAACAGTAAGCATCTGTTTAAACCCCCCTCTCAACTTCTTTGGGAAAAACAACATCG